ATAAATCTCCAAATTGATTTTTCATTTGTTCAATCGAACCCGCTAAAGTATTGGTTGTTTCCTTCGCTTGTCCTCCAAATAAATCTGCAATTACCTTGACAGCTTCTCCCGCTTTCATTTCTTCGGCTGTCAAATCTCTTAATTGTGGTATTAATTCGCCAAGCTCTCCACTTAATCCACTAAAAGTTTTTGCTGTATTTCTAACGGCTGACTCTAAAGATATCCCGGTAGCTGCGGAAAGGTCAACAGAAGCCGATATAATGCTTTTTATTTGTTCTTCGTTAAATTTTAAAGACGCAAGAAAAGCTTGTTGCGATATGATAACTTCATCGCCAAAAGTTGTGACCTTTTGCAATGCTGAAGCTTGTTCCAAAAGATTTTTTGAAGTTCTCCCAAGTGCGGTCGAAAGTTGTTTTTCTGCTAGTTCTTGTTGCGCTGCTAACTCGATAACGCTTGAAAGTCCTGATACGATTCCTTTTGCTGCGAAGAATACTGCACCGGCTTTGGCTGCAGCTTTTCCCATTTTTGCAATACCACCTTCAACGCCTTTTAAATCGTCTTTTGTTTTCTTTGCTCCAACTAATCGGAGTTTTAACAATAGGTCTTTAATCGCCATTTTCTTTCTTTCCTTTTTCTTCCATACAAGCAGTCATTTCATTGTCAATTATTGTAAAACAATCTAATCGATGCGCTGAAATATCATCAAGTTTACCAAGCGATATGTTGAATCGTTTGATGTAATTATATTCGTTAATCATATCATAATGCCAAGATTCAAGCAAATAAGAACAATCTGCGAAAAATGGAACGGTATAGTACAAAATTTGACCATCGGTGTAATGTTCGCTAGGTTCACAAACTTTGTCAATAATATTCCATATGTCATCGATCGTGTTTATCCTTACCGCGTTGTGTTTATAAGTAACCGGGAGTTTCGCCACAGTATAGGGGAGGCGACTATATGATCTAGGCGGTTTTGGAGTACCGAAAAAACTGCACCAAACCGCAAGGCTTAACCCCCGGAATCCTTTTTTGCCGGATCAATCCCCAAGTATTCAAGAAATACCGCTTGAAGAACTTTATCAATTTCAGGCATTTCCATTCCTTGAAATTCTACTTCGCCTAATCCGGCTATTTCGCCCACACGCTCAAGAACTGCGTAATATGCGTCAACATCCATCTTGCCCTCCCACCAAGTCATTGCGTTCAATTTATGCAATTCCCTTCTTTCTGCGTATGTGCATTCGTTTATTATGTATTCTTTTCCATCGACTTTAATTGTCATTTTTTGCGCTCCCGTTGTTATTATGATGTTATGTCAATTGTAAATAATGCGTTTGAACCATCTGCCATCGCTTTAAATGGTAAGTCAATAAAGACTCCCGCATCCGTATTTGTGTGAGTGTATCCGGTATATTTAGCGGTTGGAATATCAAAGTCAATTGTTGATCCGTCGCCAATACTAATATTTACGGAAGTTCCCGCTCTAAAATCTGCAATTGTATCAACAACATTGTCGTCAAGCTTTGCGCTAACTGTACCCGTTACGTTGACTTGACCACCTCGCATATATGCGGAAGGTTCGTGACTAATTGAATTCACAGTTGAAAAACCTACTCTTTGAGCCGGATTTGATATAGTCATTTCAAAGTTATTCAAAACAACGTCATCGCTTCCAATTGACATCGTTGTACAATCAAAAAATCCTTTTGTGAAATCTACTGCGGTAGCGTTTGGCGATGTTCCCTCTGTTCCGATTACTGGTTGATATCCACTAAAGAACACACCTGAAGCGGTAAGTCTTCCGCCGTTAACGGTTGGGTTCATTGATAGTGTTAACTCTTGTAGAATGGACGAGTGCATTAATCTATCTTCGTCAGCGTCAGGCGATGAAATAACAACACAAGCATATTCGCCGGTTGATGCGCCTTCCTCATAAGCAACCGTCGATTGGTTGCCGGTCATTACAACCGTTCCACTTGGAGAGTCATCTTCTGATACTAACTGAAGTAATGATTGAAGAACCGTGACGTTTTCAACTGCATAATCGCTAAAAGTGAAAGTATATGTTCCGCCTTTATTTACAACGATATGATCGTCCGGTCTTAATATTCTTTGACCTGAGCGTTCTATTTCTGCTCTTTGTGAACCCTCTGCGAAATCAATATCATTGACTTCAGGTGTTCTTAATTTATACAATGTTCCGGATACACTATTCGCGCCAAGATTGCCCGTTTGAATTGAAAAGAACGATTCAAATTGTTTTCCGGAATATACTGTTTTATCTAATCCAGCCATTATTTATTCCCTTTTTGTTTTTTGATAATGTATCCACCATCCAATAATTCTTTGGGCGGATTCTTGATGTCAACTTCTTTGCCTTCTGCCAATGCTTTTGCGACTTCTTTTCCAAGTCCGTGATAATCATTGATTGAATTAAAAGACTTTATATTTTTTCCAATAATATACTTCATACATAAACCTCCGTAACGGTACAATTAAACGACATATTAGCGCGAAAGATGTCAAGATTTTCTTCATCTTGTTCATATTCAATCGATTCAATACGTCCATCGTGGTATTTATAAACACCTGACGGCGAATAATGAGCGTTATTATGAATCAATCTTTTTACGTTTTCAGCCGTTGAAATTAAATTTTCTTTTACTCTTTTGAATCCTCCGCCGCGTATCAATGTGTATATAATATTTATAACATATGAACGCGATTGTCCACTTGCAAAATGTTCGATTAATGTATCTTCTGTTGGATCAAGGACAAACGATTGGTTTCCGCGATGTTCATCAATGACCGGGATATTGAATTCATTTCGCATCAAATCTTGTAATGATACCATTACATTGTCATATAATGTATTTTGAAACGAATCCGCATCATTTGAACCAAAGTCAAAGGTGTTCGATTCTTCAGAAAATAGATTATGATTTTCTGCAAAAAGTGGCGATTGTAAAGTTGCCATTAAATGCGCTCCGCTTTAGCGTGTTTGACTGCCATAGTTCGTGAATCTAAAATGCCTGAGATTTCAAGTTCCCATTCATCATTGATAGTATATACACCGGGCGAAAATCTGACCGCCATTCCTCGTCCTACATCTTGAAATGATCCGTCAATTATCTCGGCATCTTTTACAATTGATGTTTTCAATCCGGTATCGTCAGAAACAAACGTTGAGTATTTAACAGAAGAAGCCGAACCCGTTGCGAATGTCCCGGCAGTTGTTATGATAATTTTTACAACATCCCAATCAACGCTAGGCGATCCTTTTACATCAATGATTGAACCGGTTGAACTTGCATTGATTGATATCTCACGAAGAATGCCATCGTGTTTCGCCATTCCTTCATCTTGATATAAAGCGATTTCGCCTTTTCTTATCATATCCAAAAAGCCGGTTCCTTCGGGGTTCATTGCTTTATTTAATATTTCTTCAGATTTTTCAAAGTCAAATGGACGAACAAGATCAGAACAAGCAATTATTGCGGTACTTCTGACAATTAGCTCGGGCCAATTGTTGCCGGTTGCTGATTCCATTCCAACACCTTTACGCGGATAGATTCCAAACGGAACGATATTTCGCACCATATCAGAAGCTTTTTTTACTGCTTCAAGTTTTAGATCTTCCCAATCGCGACCGCCTTCAATTACAGAACTATTCAATAACGATGTTGACGAGTTAGTCAAGAACAAACTTAGTAATCCGGTTGATGAATTATAGTTGTACTCTTTATTTGAGTTTGGTGTATCGGTTACGCTTGTTAATTCTTCGCCATCTTTGAATAGTTGTGTCACGTGACCGGAAGAATAAAGATAATATAAATCAGTTGTTCCGGAGGATTGCCAATCGCTTTGCAATACACGGCGCATATTATAATTATTTATATTTGGTTCTATATATTGCAAATCTGTTGTTGAATTTGCGTACACCGCTTCGTAACTACTCATAATATTTAATCCTATTTTTTTCTTCCATATTTATTTTGACGGGGATTTCCAAATCGTTTATCAATGCTAATAGTTCAACAATGTCGATGTAATGTCTTTTAGGTTCATCATTTAAGGCGTTTATATCTATCTTCCCGGCCTTTTGTTTTATTATGCGAATGTTATCATCAAGGTTCATACTTTGACCGCCCTACGGAACCAGCCAAACCAAAACTTTTCTTGTGAAGGTTTACGGATAACTATCTTTGCAAATTTTAAAACTCGGTAAGCTCTCAATCTGTCCGGCTCAAGGTTTTTACAAGCTCCGATCGTAGCCGTTCCAACTAATCCGTCTTCTTTTATTTTATAGGTGTTTTTACCATTACAAGCTTGTTGCAAGACTTTCGCAGCTCCTCGCCTTCCAAAGTTAACAACCATATCAAAGTAGACTTCGCGTAATTGATTTGGAAGTTGCTCGGCTTTTGATTTTACCCAATAATCTTCATAATAGATTTGCTTTGCTTGGTCAACAGAAAGATTCTTGATGTCTAAGTCCGGATATGCTTTTTTAGATATGCCAAGATTTGTTTCGCCACCCGCGTCGTGCTTGTCATTTACATAACCGCCTTCAGATTCTAAGACGTGATCTATTATTTCATCAAATGTCATCTTTTCCAAGCTATCTTTAAAAGTGCGCCCATTACGTCCAAAATCTCTTTCATTATCTGTTTGCGTTCTTCGCTGTCAAGTTTGCCGTCATCTTCATACGCTTCTTGTAATGCTTTGAAAACTTCTTTTAATTCGTCAACAAGTTTCTTGTATTTTAAACCGACCATTGTCGCGCCACCGGCTACAACCAATCCCATCAAATAAAAGAAATTTGTCCAATTGAACCAATCTAACATTTTATTCTCCTTTGAATAAATATGCGATGAATCCGCCAAAGATAACCGACAAGACCGATCCGATACCTTGAATCGCTGACATTTTATTTTCTAAAGCTCTTACGCGTCCGTTCTGCATTTGAATCTCAAGTTTTGTGTCCGTTGCTTCTTTGTGTACTGCTTCAAGTGTTGATTCTATCCTTGCCAATCTTTCAACTATATCGGTTCGATATTGTTCAGTTTCAGGCTTTGTCATCTTTTTTATTTTTCTTTTCTTGTGCTTCTAAAGCTTTTTCATAACCTTCAATTAAATAATTCAATTCATTTAAATTAGTTCTTAGGGTTTGTCTTTGCTTTTTTAATTCTACAAGTCGTTCTTTTTGCATTTTGCCTCCCTATTGTGTTATCCTGCTTCGCGTTCTGATCTTGTTTGATAATCATCCCTTGCAACTATTAAAGCGATTAAATCGTCTTCGTTTGCAGGGATTGAATCAACTGATTCATCAGCCATTAAGATCGGTGTCCATTCTGCAATCATTCTTTTTTTGCAACTTGCAATCTTTCCGTCTATTGCTGCGTTTACCCAATCCTGAATATTTGTTAAATCATTATTCAAAACGTTTTGTTCTGCTGTTGTTAATGTTCTTGATGATAATTCCATTTCTATATCCTTTTATTTTATTTCAAATATGTTTTTTCACTAGGCTACTAAAAATCCGCTAAAATTGCTTACTGAATCAATATCCATTTGTTGCGCTCCACCGTTTTGTCTAATTGCTACGGTACAAGTGTCATTCGCGTCCATATCTACCAAAATAGAACCATTCAATGCAAATCTTCCATCTGAGTCAAATACATCGGGATCGATTAATTGAGCCGTTACTTCTCTATTAGATGTTACAAATTTCATTCGTATGTTATCGGCTCCTGTGTCAACTGCATCTAATGAAATATTAGCGTTAAATTGGTATTTACCCGTAACCGGTGCTGTAAAAGTATTTGAAGCAAAGTTTGAGCCCAAATCAAAGATTTCCGTTCCAAATATAATTGTTACATCTGCACTAATAGCAATATTTGATTGGTCAGTTGCACCTTTAGCGTGAAATGCGGGTTGTGCTGGTAAAGTAATAACACCTGATTCATTTATTGTCATTCTATTATTACCATTAGTCATAATGTTAAATGCTTTATCTTCTGCCATTCCAATTTGACCGGTTTCATCAGAATCTAATTTTATAATTAAACCGTCTGAAAAATTTGTTGCTGAACCTGTATCAGAATTTTGAATTGCAATACCTACCCTTCCGGGGTCAGCCGTTCTAACTGTGAATGCTTGTTCGTCTCCTCCGCTAATTATTGTATTACCCGATATATCCACGGCTCCATTCATATCAATCGTGGTTGCGTTTATTTCAATTTCTGTATCGGATACAAGATCAAGCACACCATCCGCGCTTTGATGTATATATGTTCCGGTGTCGCCAAATTCTAAGCGATTTGTTCCGGTCATCATCAACGCATCGCTTGCTATTGTGAATCCAAATGTTGTTCCGTTGTCGCCGTCCTTTACTGAAACGTGTGTTGTGCCGTTTCCTCCGCCATCCGCGTCAACGTGTAAAAGTTGTTCAAATGAACTTGCTATACTTTGTGAGCCTAATGCTGCCATTTTTATATCCTTTCCATAATATAAGTTGCACGGCTATTCCGTGCGGTTTAATCAATAAATGCAAATTTTCTTTTTTCTTCTTCAAATTTTGTCAAAATACTGCCAAAGGTTATGTATTCGCCAAGTTCTTTTAATCCTTCGGTCACGTCGTGAATGTCTTCGCCAACTAAGTTTTGACCGGCTTTTTTCAATGCAACAGAAATCGACATCGCTTCTTCCGTAGGATCGCCCGGACCTTCTAAGTCTATTGCCCAAAGTTTTAACATTTTCATCAAACTTCCGGTGTATCCAAGTTCTTGCAATCCCGCCCTCATAGCGTCATTAAATGACATTGCATCGGTTGTTCCGGCTACGTCAAGGAAGTATTCCTTTAATACTGAATTTATATGTCTTTTACTTCCTAAAGCCATTATTTAGCCTTTTTATCTTTTTTCTTTTTAATCTCTTTTCCGTCCTTATCGCATTCAACAAAACGTTCTTTTAAAGATTTTAAATCGTGACGTTCTTTGTCGTATTCAAAGATTATTCCTGATTCTTTTTTAAAATACATTTCTTTCTCTTTCCCAAGATAGGGGCGGATAAACCGCCCCGTATCATTGTTTTATTTAGCTAACGTCTGAAAGTATAGTTACACCAAAAGCGTCTTTTACTTCGACTTCGCCCCAAAAACCGGTCGCAACGTACTCAGTAGAACGGAAAGATGCGTTTCTTTCTGTTTCAATACGCATTAGACCTTCAGGGCCAACTGCTAATCCCATCGCACCGGCTGAGAACATAAAGGAAGCGGTATCGCCACCGGATGAAACATCGTCATCAATTTCATTACTGAAATAAATATCAATGCCACCTAATGAAGTAACGAATCCACGTGACAAGAATTCTTGCCCTTGTTCGCCAAGTAGTGAAGCGGGTTTTGAGTTTGATCCGGTAACTGCAACGTCTACAAGTAAACCTTGTAAACCTTTTGCGCCAAAAATTCCCTTGTCACTCATAACTAAGTTATAAGGTGCGGGTGCGTTTGCAGCTCTTAACTGTCTTAATCCACCAAAGATGTGATCAAGTGTTAATTGAGTTCCCGCGCCACATTCGGTCTGTGAAAAAGACTTTCCAAGTGTGGTTAGGTCTGCATCTAATTTTGCACCAACTGCGTTACCAAGAATTTGTCCGGTATTACCAGCGATGTCGTCAGCGTTACCCATAACGGCAAGGTCGGTCACATCTGCACGTATAACGTGTTCAGATACGGTCGCGGTTCTTGCTGTTGTTGTAATGCTTGTTACTGTTGAATAGTCTGCACCGTCTGTGGCTGCGCCTACTGCTGAAGAAGCAACTGCGCTGTATTCAGGCCATTGAACGGTTATTGCGCCCGGAGGGCATTGTTTAACGGAGACCAAGGGGAACATAACGTTGGTTTCATTGAAGGCAATAATTGCATCTCCAATGACTTTATCCAGACCACCTTGGGCTACTCCGGTATCGGTTTCAGCCATTTTTTAGTCCTTTACTTTTATTTGGAGGAACCCAACCGCCAAAATACTTTTTGGTTGATACGCGTTTTCCACGTGTTGCATTGTTTGCTCGTTCTTCTAATTCGTCGATCATTGTTTCGTATGGTACTTTCTCGCCTTTTATTGTGGCGTGAATATCTCCGTCAGGTAGATTCTTTTCTTTCAAATCTCCTTTAGGATCAAGATCAACTCCGAATGGTTTATACTTATTTGCCATAGCCAATCATTATTCCTTTTTTAATCCGAGTACTTTGCTTATAGCTTTTCGGATCGCTTTCGGCCCATTCTTTCATAGAAGTATACCCACCATAAGAACCGGGAGATTGATTATCAACCTTGACCGGTGTTGCGGTAGCGTATTCATTCGCGAGGTCTTCCAATACATCAATTGGGTGTCCTTTGAACTTTTCTTGTTTTGATTCAGGCAAACGCTCAAGCAATGCTTGACGGCGATTTGCTTCGTAAGTTTCCAAGCGTTCTTTAAAAGGCGACAATGATTCAACTTGACCTTGAAGTTCTGAAATTAATTCATCTTTCTTTCCGTCTTGTTGCATTCTTTCTTGTCGTCTTTTTTCTTCTTTTGTTTGAAGTTCGGCAAGTTGAGATTCAAGTCCTCGAATCTTATCTTTCTTAGCCATTACTTCTCTTAACAAATCCGACTGCCCGGAAGTGTCGGTTGTGGTCTGACCTTGAGTGGTCAACTCGTTGCCGTTTGCTTCGGCGTTCTCTTGTACGTTTTCTTGTACTGATTCTGACATTTTTTATGCCTCCTCGTTGTTATTAATAAAATTATCCAATTTTAATACTAACCTTTTTACTTGCGTATTTTTGTGAATTACGATTTATGTAATCACTTAATTCTTTTACAATCTTCTTTTCATTGACATCGTTGACACCAAATATATTGCGTCCCTTATCTGCATTGCCTTTGACCTTTAATCCATCGCGATATATTATATCGACACCTACATTCGTTGCTTTATCTGCTTTTATACTGTTTAGCATTGTTCCGGTCAAACGTAGATTCGGAGGATTGACTTGTCTTGACTTTGAAACACCTTTTGGCCCCGCTTTTCCTTCTGATTTCTTTGTTGAATAACTTGAAGTGTATCCGGGAAACTTTTGTCTTTTTCCGGTGTTTTCATTTGTTCCGAATCCCTTATCCGAATCTTTTACAATCCTTGTAACTGTCTTTCCGCCAATAGTCGCCCAAATCTTTCTTGGTATTGTTAAAATATCTTGCGCCTTCATTCTTTCAACTCCCAAGAATGACGACAATTAAATCCGCCCCGGACACCGAATGGCGTTCCACTTGCTTGGACTTCTGCTTCGGTATAACCTTGACTTGGTTCGTTTTCAAAAGTTTTTCTGCATATATCTCGCGTTCTATCATCTAATGGGCCAACATATGTCCAATTGACATCTATATCTTCATAAACCTTTTGCCTTGCCAAGTCATCAAATTGTCTTATTCCATCAGCAACCGCAACATTCAATTGGCGTGTTC